AAGGACTGGCTTAATTCTCAAATAGCAAACCAATAATTTCCCTATCGGGAATATTCTGCTGTTTTTGCACAATATTTAATCAAAACATCCCGTTCGGGAAATAAAAAAGAGGCTTCAGGATAATAACCAGCATTGAGCTTCTTAACCAGCGTAGAACCACAGAAAGCAGTAGGTCCTATGTTGTAGGAGAGGCTGATGTAGGCATCGTATTCGTTCTGGGTAAGGGGAACCCTCACACACTTCTTTAAAGCTCCCTGAAAGCTCTCAGCGTCGTTTAAAGCCCTCTGCAAAGCTACTGGAGGAGTTATCTTATCTCCAGCCTTAACACCTGCTGTAGTGCCAAAGCCAATAGTAGGGACATCTCCAGCCACAGGTATGTAAGCTGTATCACGATAGCCTTCGTGCATCACTATTGCTACCAGAGCAGCAGCGGATAGTGTTAGAGCAGTAACTTCAGTTCGTTTATACATCTCGTTGAGCAACAAGCCTAGAAACAAAAGCAGCAGCCACGAATACAAAAGACAGTACCGCAAACACATTACGAGGAAACTGCTCAGCAAACATCGGAAGGATAATCTCAATACCAGAAAGAACTCCTGCTAGGACTAGAAAACGAATAGACCATGCTTTTCTGAGGATTTCTTTCCAGTTTGAATAGAGCTTCATCTTGGTACAAATAAACGATTTAATTCTTCGTCACTGATACCTTGTACAGATACATTGCCTTGAGGTGGGTTTAATGCACCAGTTAGAAGACCACGATACGCTAAGTTAGGTGCTCTTGGTGTTGCACCAGCAGCTATCTCACGCACTGCAGCCTGTCCTGCTTGTTTGCGTAATGCACCTTGTAGCAAATCAGCAGTAAGACCACCACCAGCTAGTGTCAACGCAGCCGTAGGCGACTGAGTGCAAGACAGAGCAGAATATCATCAGCGAACAAGCTGCTAAAAGACAAGACATCATTACTAAAGGAATTCAGAATGAATACAAAGCTAATATTGCTCGCTTGCGTAACACTTATGGCGGGGTGTACAACAGTGCGTCAACCGCTACCAACTCCTCCAAAGGAGTTAATGGAGCGTCCCCCAACTTACTACTTGATTGTGCCATCACAACCCAGCAATTAGTATCGCTACAGGACTGGCTTAATTCTCAAATAGCAAACCAATAATTTCCCTATCGGGAATATTCTGCTGTTTTTGCACAATATTTAATCAAAACATCCCGTTCGGGAAATAAAAAAGAGGCTTCCGAAGAAGCCCCTATCAAAGTACTACACAATATTATTTAGATAGAACAACCACCTGCTTTTTCAAACAGAGTCCACAATTTTAAAAAATCTTCAAACGGTATTTTAAACCACTCTCCGTGATGGTGATATGGTTTAGCAACTTGGTGCATCAACGGTTCTAAATAACCCTTATCTACTAACGATAGATTCACAGTTATCGGATATGGGTTATAGCCTTGTAGGTTTTTAAGTCTTCTGATTGTATTATCAGACGAACCTATTTTAATATATTCTCCACAAGTGATAATGTAAAGATGTTTCTTAACACAAGCGTCTAAACCTTTCCTTCCGTTTTGTTTACCGCTGCATTTTTTACATTGTTTAGAACCGCCTGTTCGTAAATTGCTTGCAGACACAGGAGATTCGGTTCCACACTTACATCTGCAATTATAAAACCAGTTTCCTGATGTGTTCTTATGGGAAAACGACAGGACAAGCCACTTGTTAAATGACTTGCCTATCATGTCCTCGACTTTGTATTTAGTCGTGTCTCCCATATTAAATACTACAACCTCCAGCAGCGGTACACGACAACATCTGAGCACCTTCCACATTGTCGTCATACTCCTTGAAGTTCTCCCAATCTACTGATGTAGGAACTAATGACTTTAAACGGTCAAACTGTTCTTTGTCGCACTCTTCATACGGAGCTTGTTTGTAAGTGCCACCATCCATCGGCAAGAAAGACACACCAGTAACTTCATCGAAGTGCTTAAATGTCCATGCTCCGACATCCATCCATTCGTTCTCTAATACAGAGATAGTTACTGACGGCTTATGCTCACAGTAGTGACGCTGAAACAACAACCATAACTTTAAGTGCTGAATAGCTGATAAGTCTTCACGCAACAGACCACCTTCAGCAACTTCTACAGGAAAGCTAAATACTGTAGTTGATTCAGGTTTCATTACACAAGGCTCTGCTACGAAACCAGCTTGAATCATGAACTGGGTAAGAGGGTCTTTATTATCAGCTCTAACACGACGGATATAATACTTGCTATGCTGAGGATGAATACCACTCGCAGTAGAACATAACTGCGATACAGTTCCTTCAGGCTTAACTGCGGTAACAGCGACGCTTTGGTTAATACCAATAGCAGCAGCAAACTCAGCATTAACAGACACGGCAATATCACGGAGCTTCTCCAATCGAGCAGGTAATGACTCATCATCAGGGTTGTTTAACAAAGTGTTGTCGCAAATACCAGTCATGGACACACCTAAGAGTGCTTCTTCTTCAGTGTTCTTCTGCCAGATTTTACGCAAGTAAGGGAAGTCTGTTAACGATGCTTGGAAAGTTCCCAAAATCGTAGCAAGACGAATCTTATTTGCAATATCAGACTCAATATCATCAGCACGAATGATGCAGCTAGACAAATTACAGAATTGATAAGGACGCAAAATGATTTCACTACATGGGTTTGTTCCGAACTCATAAGTCGCATCTCGTCGTCCATTCTTAGCAGCTTGCACCTGAGAAGCCTGACGATTGAAGATACCACGCTCACCAGAGTGTGATTCATAGATAGAACTCCATTCACGCATGAATTGACCAATAGACGGTGTCTCTAAGTAAGAAGCAGAGTTATTTGCCAATGCTCGTTGACCTTGACCATCCCACCAGTTACCTGCTTTAGCATGAGCCATCTTGTCATCAGATAAGTCTGACAAGCTAATCATTGCTGAGCGTCGGACTCCACCCACAACAACAACTTCCCCGATTTTACACAGAATATCATGGCACTCAAGGGATGAGAGACGACGACCAACTGCTCCTTTGAACTTGGTGACACAAAACTTATAAAGTTCTTCCAGAGGACCGGGTCCAGAAGCTCGTCCACCGAAAGTTTTGAGTCTTGCTCCTGCAGGTCGAACTCTTGATATGTCGAACTTTGGAATCTCGCCAGCGTAGAGCAAAGCCAATAACTGACGGAGTGATTTAGCCCATCCTTCTTTAGAATCCGACACAACAATAGAAGTCTTACTGTCAAACAACTGAGTCGGCACTTCAGGTAACTTAGAAACATACTTTTGCTCCACAGAGAAACCAACACCTGTACCACAGAGAAGAATATACATTGCTTCGTCAAAGGCTTTAGGGTCGTCAATCGGTAAATAGGAACAGTTAAACGCAGCCACATTCTGACGCTCTAGGGCTGGTCCTGCTGTCATTACTGCTCTCATACTAGGTACAACAGATAAATCGTTTACTGCTGTTTCTAATTCGCTACGCAGCTCTTTAGTGAGTGTGTAGTTCTGCTTCTCAGCTAGGTGCTTCTCCATGAAATCAAAGTAACGAGCTACTGTCTCGTTCCAGTGTTCACGACGACCTTTATCGTCAAGATATCGGCTGTATCTCGATTTACTGATAAAAGTATTATAAGGGGTCATTTCGTATTTCTTAGTAGACATTACACATTCTCCATGCACTCATTGTGTTTGTTCTTGTTCCAGCACCGCCTAGTAAAAAGGCAATATTAGAATAAGAGTACCCCATTTCTCTTAATGATTTAGCAAATTTATGAACTTCCGTAAACTTCCATTTATCACTAACATACTCTGGATTCTTACATTTATTATAAATAGGCAAATATTGTTCAATAAATTCTGTCTCAAGTTGTACAGCTTCTTGTGGACTTAAATTTGATTTCACAATAGTAGCCCAGTCGCTTGGTGCATAACCTTGCTCCAGATAACTTCTCAAAAGCTCGTTATGTTCTTTACTTCGTTTGTTACTTCTCCATTCCCATGCTCTTTCTCCTGTGCCTACACCTACATAGATTGTTTCACCTGTGTCGATATTTGTGTGGATATAAACATATTTAGGAAGTGTTTTCATTCAACCTCGTTTTCTAATTTATCAGCTCGGTCTTCGATTACATCGCTGAATCTTTCAACAAGTTCCTCACTGCTTTTGTTTCTAGGCTTG